GTAGAGGAGTTCATAGCTGTCTTAACGGTAGCCTTAACGCCTATGCTTGCAAGCTGTCCTACAGCTACCAAGTCTAGTGCTGACAATGCCATTGCAACATTTTTGTTGGGGTCAAAACCTGCACCTGCTACTTCACCACCTAAAGCTTCAAGTGCTCCTATAGTGTTACCTCTAAAGAAACCTTCTTCAGCTACTTCATCAGCAAAAGCCTCAAACCAAACCTTGAACTCTTGTGCTGTCTTAGTGCTTGCAGCTGTTAGTATCTCACGGCTTTGCTTTTCTGTCTTAGCTGTGATAGCTTCAATAGTACCAACAGGTGATATATCCCTAAGAAATCTGTCAACAGTATCAAGGGTACGTGCAAACGGAGTCTTACTTGTGTACAGTTCAAACTTACGATCACTTAGTATTTCATTAGCAATCTGGTAGTTTGTAGCTACACGAGCATCTAATGCAGAGTAGTCGTAGTTATTGACAGCTAGTGCTTGCTCAGAGATAAACTCAGGGTTACTGTTGAACTCCTCATTCTTCTGGCCAATATCTGTAGCTTCGATGCTTAACTGCTCAACAGTCTTGCCTTCTGCATAACCTTTTTGAAATACTTGGTAGTACGGATCAGTTTCAGCTTGGCGTACTTTAGCTTTAGCTTCCTCAGTACCTAACTCTTCCCCTGTTACAGCTACAATATCCTCTGTTCTGTCAGTTTGTTTTTCAACTAAACCGAACTGTTCGTCTAATGATTTAAAATTAATATTGTATCCTAGTGGAAGAGTGTTAGTCATTATCAAATACCTTTAAGTAATTGTTCTTGAGTAGGGCCAGATGGTTGAGCACCAAAGCCCACTGAGAATAAAGATCCACCCAAACCAGCTACAGCACCTGCTGTTTGTGCTCTACTCTGCTGCATACTAATCTCTTGAGATAATCCTGACATTTGTCCTGCAAACCCAAGACTACCACCTAGCTGTGATGACAGAGAAGCCTGTCCACCAGCTAAACCTGAGCCGCCTGTAACACCCATAGCTCCAGCCTGTACTTGTGCTTGTGCTCTACGCAGCTGTGCCTCACGTACAGCCTGACGTTGACTACGACGAGACTGTAGTTGTTGCTGCTGTCTCTGTGCCGTGGCTTGTCTTTTCTGAGCACTCATTTGACTTAAAGTACCAACTGTAGTCAGTACAGCACCTATAACTGCTGCTTCTGGCATATCTTACTCCTTAAATTGATAAACAAAGTATTCTTTGTCTTTTCCTACATACTTAAAATCTAACATACGTAGAAGTTTATTCATTTTACTTTCAGGTTCTACAGCTGCAAATACAGCTTTGTAACCTACAGTCTTCCAGAACATCCACCAGTTATCTAATAATGTTTTCATTTCTAGGAAGACTTCTTTTGTCATCTTATCTATAGTGGGTAGGTGTACTATAATAAACTCTTCGTTGTACTCTAACCTTATACTAAAACATGAACCTCTTATTCCCTCTAAACTTTTAGAAACGAGTATTGACTGCATTAAGTATTCCAAAGCCTAACAGTACGAAATCTTTACCTTGTTCACTTTCGAATCTAAGGCGCATACTGCGACCATGACCTCTCATTTTTAGCCGTGTGGTTACGACTTTTTCAGGATAGTCCCATGTGCCTAAGCTGGACTCGTTAACAACAGGAGTATACTTTAATCTGTATGCCTGTTGTGGTGATGATGACGTGTTAGTACGGAAGTCCCAATACGATGACACCAATAGTGATGACTCACGAACTGGTGTGTAACCTAATTCGTCACTACCTGAGAACCCTGTCTCTGTAGGACGTAAGTAAACTTGTACATATGGTGCATTCTTCTTCAGTATAAGGTCACCCATGAAGTCATAACCAGCTTCAGCATATGAACTGTAGTTAGTATTACCCCAATCTAAGAAGTTAGTACCAGAGAACAATCCCATTGTCAACTTACTTGTATCACCATCGAATACCATAAGTACTATATTAGCATCAGCTTGTGCTAACTCAGTTAGTGAAGAAACTACAACATCGTCATTACCAGAAGTAATTACATCGTCACCATCTAATGTTATAACATCATTGTCTATAAACTTAGATCCGAAGCCAGGGTAGTACTCAGCTCCTAAGATATAATCAGTGTTGGTTTCACTATCAGCTACAGTCCAAGGGTAGAATGCTTGTATCGTAGTATCAAGTGTTAATACTTTATTCTTCTTGTTAGATACTGCCTCACCGTTGTTAGGGTAGAACCAGTGTATTCTTTTGTTTGTCTCATCGTATACTGCTGTACACTGCTGACGAGCATTACCGTCTATAGCTTCAAAGAATGACTGTATAGTACCAATGCTAAGGTTCTGTTCCTGAGCACGTCCTGATACTTGGTCAAAGGCTAGTGTGTGTATACCGTGCTTAGACCACCAGATAGGTACTCCTTCAACACTGACAAAAGACTGTGGGTTATTAATACCAATCTGTGAGACTTGTGATATAGAATACTCTGTTGCTTTAAATACACCTTCAACACCCATGATTTGCCATACGCCATTCTCAGCAAATACAAAGATTGAACTTCCAAATACATGTAGCTTTAGTATATTAGATGCTTCAGGTATGGATATGACACCACCGTCAGTAGCAAGCAAATCACTTATTTCTTCTGAGGTTGGATCGTTCTGTTGATAACACCTACCAGCTTCTGTTATGTTATCTAGGTACTTACTAAATAGTATCTTACCAGCATTCTTTGAACTTGTCAAGCCAGCATAGAAGACTCTACCTGAGAAAGAAGCTACAGCTTTAAACCTACTGTTTTCATTCTCAGTTGTAATCCCTGCAATACCTGATGCAACACTACGGTTCTTAGAAAAGAAATCAAGGATGAAGCTACCATTGCCTGTAAGTGTAGAACCTGTGAATACTTTTTCCCACTCTGATTCACTAAAGTTACCTGATGTATCTTTACCTGAGTACCAAGGATGTGTGAGAGGTGGGTACTTGTCACTGTTAGCTGATTCGTAGGTTGCTAAAGCAGCTGATCCTTTTTTACCTGACCAACCAGAGTTAGCAGTATCATACTGGCGATTAGTGTCAGGGTTTTTCTTACTTGAAGTATAGGTTGTTGTGTCACCTAACCACTCAAAGTCTCTTACACGAGGAGAGATTTGTGTCGTAGATATTGTGTTAGCACTAGAATCGTACTCAACGTAAAACGGTTCGATAGCCTCAGAAGTAACAACAAGACTACCGTTAACTGTGTCCATTTGAACCTTAGCTAAACCTGGTCCTACACTACCTGAGAAATTGTACGTTGTGAGATCAATACTAAAGCTTTCCTCATTACCTGAGTATGGTTCTGCTGTCGTATTGTAAAAACGTAGGGTTGTACCATCTTGTACAACAAGAAAGTCTAAGCCAGCTACACCAGCTGCGTTCTTCCATCTGCCAGTTGTAAATACAAATGTATTGTCTATTGTAAATGTAGAGTTAACATTACTTGTTTCTAACTCAACAGCTAACCTACGTCGGCGTGTACCATCTCTTTCAAGAAGACAGTTAGATTCATCAATGGATGCGTCTTCAGGAAATGTTAGTTCACCAGCTTCCGTTATCAGACCCTTGATGAACGTGTTCACTACCTTTTGACTTAATCTCTGCGCCATCTTGTTTTTTCCGTTCTTGTCTAGCTTTACTGAAATTGTCTCTTCGGACTGTGGGAGTTTCTTTCCTGTTTCTTACATACTTTTCTACAGCTTGTTTAGCTTTTAGAATATTTGTGTAATTACCACTAAGTTCAGCAGGTGGGCTTCCTTTGGTAAACTTAATCTCAAAGAATACAAACCCATTATTTGATTTCTGTATTATAATGTCAGTGTTAAGTTTGTCAGTCTTGCAAACACACTTTTGGTTAGGTGTGTCTTGTATAAATTCAATCATTAATTTCTTCCGTAGTGTGGGCGTTTGTTAGCTCGTTTAGTTTTATACATATCGTTTTGTACAAACGACTTTAGCCTACGTGCTGACTGTTCAATCTTAGGATCTGATCCTGACTTAAACAATGAGAAACAAGTAGACTTAGCTTCAGCTAACATGTAGGGAAGCATTGTGTCATCTAGGTCAGGCTGAAAACTATCTTCTATAGTAAATGTTGGGTACACATAACCAAATGCTCTTGACTTAATGTTCTGTAATGTTGAGTCAACGTCAGCATCATATGAGTCCATGACAATATGTTCGTCATCAAAACTTGTGTAGTATGATGGGCTTGTGGAGTTACCTATGAATAGTGTAGTCCCACCTGCAACATCTGTAACTGTAATACTACTAGAGGTATCTTGGTTCATACGATCTATAAAGACCATAGGCTCAACAAATGTAATCTCTCTGTATGTAGTACCTGTTGTTGCTACGTTATAGTCAACTCTACTAAGCTGACGAGTATTCGTTGGGTACTTGAAGTGTGTAGGTTTATCACTGTCAGATAATGATGTTAGTTTAATTAACTGTCTGTGCTCAGGTATGTCTCTTGCTGCAATCAGATTAAAGAATGTGTCTTGTATGACAGATGCTACCTGTTCAGCCTCAACAGAATCACTAATAGAGTTAACAGCTTCTGAGTCCATATCACTAAGTATTGACTGAACCATTTCTAGGAGGGTACGTTTCATTACACATGCTCCACTACAACTGAAATCATGAAGTCAACGTGGCTTGTAGGACCACCATTTGTTTGAACAAGAATGTAGTCGTTATCTGCAACCGTATTATTAGATGATGGGTTCAAGAAGTCTATGTCACCAGCTGCAGAACCTGACTGAGTAACTGTGATAGTACCCATACTTGCAGAAGATGAGTTCTTAACTGTAACAACTAGATCACTACCTGCGATAGAATCTTCAAGTACTGACGTTACTCGACTAACGGTTCCACCGAAAGGAATAGGAAAGTACATGTTTGATGCAGTTGATATGTCTGCAAAGTGAAGTGTGAATACTGATCGACGGTGATCTTTCCAGGTACCTGAACCTGATCCGTTAGCTACGTATACCTCATTAGCATTAGCTGAGGCTACACCTTTAGGTTCATGTATAAGAGGATCTGTAAGTGATGAGTGGTTTACGTTAGCCATTTTAATTCCTTGTTATGACAAGAGAGGTAAGGGGAGCACTAGGCCCCCCGAACTTTGTTTTATTTATACGTCTGGGTTTGTCGCAACACGAACAATACCTTCAGGACGGTACAACTTAACACCGTAACGAGATGATGTTACATACTCGTGACGTTGGAAGTCTTTGTTGTACTCATAGTCCACTTCTGGCATCTGACGCCATGCACCCACGAATGGGTTAGCAACAGGTGCAGCAGAGAAGAACATGTTGACTTTACCGTTGTTACTAGAGAAGTCATTAGCAGTTGTGCCATCACGTTCTAGTAAAGCAGAGTCAGTGTTGTCTGGAAGGTAGTTAGATGTATATACATCGAAGCCATAAACGTTAGCTACGAAACGCATACCAGTTGCAACACCTTGTGACACTACACCTTCGAACTTAGGGTTGTTAGAAACATTAACTAAGTTTGACAGTGTATTGATTGTGAACTCAACTGACGGATCAACAATAGCAACCATTGCTTGATCTGGAACATTTGACTTTTTCAATGCGTAACGTGCATATGCAAAGTCTTCTAGTTCCATTTTACCTGCGTTACCACCAGCAATACGGTGTGCAATACCGTTGATAGCTTCAGCAGAGTTAGCAGACACACCAGATTCAGGAGCTGCAAAAGTTGTAGCTTCAAAATGCTCAAGTATAGCACGTTCTTGCTCAGGCACAAAACGAGACATTAGTTCGTTTGCGTAGAAGAAGTCCTGTTCAGCTTTCTTAGTAATATAAGTAGCTGAAGTAAGATACTTGTCTACAGTAAACGTGAAGTCTGCTGTTGCAAGTGGATCATACGTAACTTGTGTATCTTCAGTATAGTTGTTAGTTGTAATCTCACCTATTTGTGGGATATGAAAAGTATCTCCGTCTGGGAAACCTTCAAGCATACGGACGTACCGTTGTGCCATCATTTCATCACGAAGAAGTTCTTTTAATTCTTGACTCCATACGTCGGAACGAGTCAAGTAGTTAGTGGCAGAAGTCATACCAGCCATTTTATTTACTCCAAATTAAAACTACAATCCAAATTTAGTACCCAAACGCATTTTGTCATCCATTAATTGGCGTTGGATCTTGGGTGTGTAGTAAAGGTTTTTGTTTTCTCGACGAAGGTTCTGGTAGTAAGACCAATCACGTTCATTCGAGGCTTGTATATTTACACCTTCTGTGCGAACCGAACCTTCAACCAATGGTTTAAAGTCTTTCTTAGGTTCACCAATAAGGTTAAAGAAAGCTGTGGGTGACTCTGCAGCAATTTCTTGCATACGTTCTATAGTTAACCCTAGCTCCTTAGCTTTATCTTGGATCTTAGTTGAGGCATCAGTGCCGTAACTCTTTTCCATTTCCTCATTAACAAGATTAAGGTTTTGCTTTACAACAGAATCTTTATCTCGTTCAGTTAGTGTACGTTCAACAAGGCTCTTCAGGTCTTCCTCACTCAGACTAGGGTTGGTGTTCCCTTCTGACGTGCCACCAGTATTGTTGTTTGGCGTTGCATTCTTCGCATTGATGGGGTCTGCGGCCTTATTTTGCAACTGTTCCAAGAGATCTTTGGCGTAATCCTGTTTACTTAAATCTTCCCTCATATTAGTGAGTTGTCCTTCAAGTTCTTTAATATAGCTATCAGCTTCTATTTTGCCTTTAGCTAATACTTCAGGGTCTTTCCAATTATCTCCCTTCGCCTCTACGAGTTTCTGTACAAAAGAATCCTGTGGTTGGGTACTCTCAGTAGCTTGAAGCTCAGGTTGAGTAGTGTCATTGGTTTGTCCACTCTCAGAAAACACATCCATGTTTTATTCCTTATTAATTGTTATGAGTTTAAGCAGATCATCAAGTACTTGGTTGTACTCGTTGACTGCCACTTGACGTAGTTCCCAATTGGGTACTTCGTAATCACGAACAGATTGTTTCTTTTTGAAATCATGTTCGAGAATTTCTTTGAGAGAATCAAAAGCATTTCTGTAACCTAATACTTCAGCTTTACGTTTTTCTTTCTCTCGTCCTTTAAGACCTTTTAACCAAGTAGCTTGCATTACTTCTTTTTCATTGGTTTTGCTTTAGGCTTCTTTTTGACTATAGGTTTCTTTGTTGTGTTACTGTACGGTTTAACTTTACCTGCTTTGTATGGCATATCTATATTCCCATTTCTTGAGCTAACATTAATTGTTCTTGGTTAATAGCTTCAGCTTCTTGCATCTGCTGTTGTGTTTCAAGTTGCTCAGATACTTGAATGTTTTCTGAGAACAACTCTGGCTCACCCAATTCTTCTGATAAGATTCGAGCAAACTCTTTACCTGATAAGTGAGCAGACACTGTAGGATCTGACAACTTGATCTGATATAACTGGGTAAGGTTCTGAATACGTCTTGCACGTTCTGCAAAGTGCCTAGCACCTACAGGAACAATCTTACCTTTAGCTGTAATGTCATCTTTTGTAATCGTCTGAAACAGAACAGCACCTGTTGCATCATCCAAGACTCTTATTGTGTCAGACATATTCATATGACGACGAGATGTTTCTAACATAGCATTTAGTATTGGCTCAAGGAATACACGTTCGAAGTGTGCAGTCTTGTGTTCAAAGATACGAGATGCTGAGTTCTGTAATGACTGTACCTCAAAGGCTGTCTTCTCACCTGGTGTACGGATACCCATGGCCTGACGAGGAGCACCTGCCATCTCTTCCATCTTGTCTTCCAATAGTCTAATCTGTAGGTCAGCCTGTAATGCTGTAGCATCAGGAGCCATGTAGCCTACATCACCCTCTTCCCCTAGGTACACACGACCACCAGGTTCAAAGTCAAAGTCTTCTACATCACCACGGATCTTTAGCATAGGATAAGCTATCTGATCAAACACATCTGACTTCAAGTTCTCTAAGTGGTCAATACGGTACTGCATACCAACCAAGTTATCTAATGGCCCCATAGCATATAAGTTGTCAGGACGTGGACGCCATCCAGCTTGGAAGATAGGAGAGCTACCTAACCAGCTAGGGTCTTCTTCGTTAGCCATGACATATGCACGATCAACGACTGTGATGACACGATTCTTTAGTAGAACACCATTCTCAGTATCGTAGTAGTCGCCATAGAAGGTTAGAACTTCCACGTAGTCCGACTCATAGTACTGCTGAATGGATGTAAAGCCGTCAGCTATGTAACCGTCAGCTTTATCGTATGTGGCGTCAGAACCCCTTACAGCAGCTCTGGCACCCATCATTTTAGAGAAGACACCTTCCATGTATGACTTTGACGGATCACTGTCTATCATACTTCGGATCTCTCCAAGAGTCTTTATAGACTTGAGGATCTTAGGTGACTTCTCAAAGCTGGGTGCTGTAGGGTTAAAGCAAAGATCGTATGGTGAAACACGAACAATCTTTGGACCTACATAGTTTACAACGAGGTCCCCAGCTTCTTTGACTTGGTAGTTATCTTCCCATGTAACAGTAGCAAAGCAATTGCCATACTGAATATAATCGTACAGTAGGTCACTGGCTGTATTAATAAAGTCAGACTGACGAACTTTGTTATCCATGTATGCTTGTATGACACTACGTTTAGCTTTAGTGTTAGCATCTCTTGTCTCAGCTTCAAAACGCATCCACTTAGACTGTGGGAATAATGTAGCAAAGTAATTAGCATGGAGATTATCCATGATCTGTGTTAGCTTGGGAGTTGTAGTACTGTTAGACCAAGGAAGCATAGCATTCTTAGTTGTACTTGTGTCAGTAGCATATAAGTAGTTACGTAACTCTTTCCACTCTTCAACTTTTGTTTGACGTAGGTTAGACCACTCACGCCAACGATTAGACACCTCGACAGCCATTGAGTCAGGACTTAAAAGATATTCTAATTCTATTGTTTCACCAGCCATTAAGAGGCTCCTCTAAATCTATTATTAGCCCAAACTATATTAGCACTCTTATTTCTACGTACACTCTTAAAGGGTTTAACAGCAATATCTATAGCTGAAGCAAGAGCATCTTTAATATCGTCGTGCGGTGGGTTCCTTGATTGAAGTTCTTCTTCTAAAGTTTGTATGTTACCACCACGGTAGTGCCATATCTGTAAGTTGTCATAACGAGGTTCTAAAGTAGCTGAGATACGTTCTTCTTTATTACCTTGGTATTTGTTAGGTCTGAACTCATCTACACTTATAGCAAGTCCATGTTGTTTGATAAGTTCTTTAAGTTGTTTAACGATTGCTTGTTGAGCTACTGTAACCTCAGCTCTTAGTTTACGGAATGACCACTTAGTTGACAACTGTAGTATATGTTCAAAGTAGTCTGTGATTCTGTCAGTACGGAAACGATCTATGTCAAGTACATAAACATTATTGTCTGAGTCAACACCTACAACAACAATAGCTGTATAGTCAGATTTCTTAGATAAACTAAACGCAAAGTCAACTGCTGCAAATACGTTTAACTTAGCCTCTTTGTAGAACCAATAACCGTTTTCTTCTCTAAGTAACTTACGTTGATAGTACTGAAACCTACTGCTTTCTATTGGTACGTTGTCAGGATCTGACGGATCGTTGTAGTACTGTGCTCTGAACTGTCCCTTGTCTAAGTACTGCCCACGTTTCTTAGCTAATACTTTAATGTCAAAACCAAACCACTTACCATCTCTACGTTGACTACGAGGCCATAACATTTCACCTGTTCCATCTCCTCTATCCTCTACAGGACGTTCAAAGATTTCATAGATGTTTTCTTCGCCTATCTTATTTCCTTCGTTATCAAACAACTCTTCTTCCATTTGTAGAAGATCATTGTAAAGATCTACAGGATGATAACGTGTACCTACCACCCATTCTCTAGCATCGGCTCCCTCAATAGATGACAATAGAGAGTATTGGCTTTTAACTTTATTACGTCCCTCACCAGTGTAAGCATTCTCATATACTACTATGTCATCGAGGACAGCAATATCGCAGTGCATCCCTGTAAGAGAAGTAGTAAGACCACCAGTGAACACAGACGGATCACGTACTTTCTCTGCTTTCCTTAAAGGATGGTCTAACATAATCTCAGAGTTAGTCCACCTTGTTCTCTTACCATCTTCAGGGTGTACATGGTCAGGCCAGTACCTACTGTATATCTCTGAGGTTAGAATACTTTTAATAAATCCTAGTTGTTTCTCTGCTAAGTTAGCTGTAGCTGATATATATAGGATACGAAGGGTTGGGTCTTTGGTTAATTCCCAGGCAACTCTGTAAGCAACTAAACGAGACTTACCGTGGTCACGAGGAAACAAAAGAAGCTGGTGAGACTTAGCATTTGCATTACCCCACCAATTACATACATCTTCATGACACTGTCCAAGGACTTGCTCAGGAGCTACTAACTTAATGAAAGTTACTAAGTCATTCTCAGCAGCTTGTCTAATTTGATCTATTGTTGCCATTGTACCACGGTTATGTTACTGTTGTCAAGCTATATCTTCTGATTTATCCAAAGAGTCTTGTAACATCTTAGTGAATGCTCCTTGGCCTACTTTAAGCTGATCTAAGTTAAATTCAGCTGATCCAATCTTTTGCTGCAGAGAATTAATATGATTAATCATAGTTTTCTGCGCATCAGTGAGTTGGTCTTCAGTGTAGTCTTTGTCGTCAATCGTAATAACCTTTTTATCTTCAGCCATTTTGATCTCCTTTAGTTAAGTGTTTAAAATTACCAAGGCATCCCAGTTGTGGATGTTGGGTTTGCAAGTTCAGCTATCTTAGCATCGTTTGCCGCTTCTGTATCAGCTTTGACTACTTGTTCGTGTACCCATTCTAATACGTTTGCCTCTGTTAGATCAACGTAAGGAATAAAGTCAGAGTCCGATGGATTAGGTGTGTGACTTGTAGTTCCATATGCTGATGCAGTGTTCGTTCCATCTGTGCTTTCGCAACGCCAGTGAGCTATTGTTACTCCATCATCAGATGTGTTTCTCTCTAGGTTTGCAATAGACCATGTGTGTGTGTTTGGCATAATGTTATCCTTCTAATTCTGTTAGTCTTGCTTTGATTTGAGTGTTTTCTGCTTGTAAGTCTTCAACCATTGTGATGGTTTCTTGTAATGCGCCAAGAGCCTTCAGTAACATTACAGAATAACGAACACCTTTAACGCCATCTGCATTTTCTGACACAAGACCATTCATGTTTTCTGCTTCAAGTTCTTGAGCTATTACACCTAAGTGTACTTTAGCATCGTCACCATACGCAGTAACATGATCTATTAGTCTGTAGTTACGCAGACGAATATTCTTAACGTCTTCTATCTGACTGTTAGCATCAACAATGTCTTGCTTTACACTTTGATCTGAAATGCTGCCATAAGAGTTCGTTGCTGATTGGAAATCTCCGTTAGCTTCGATAACCCCGACCTTTGTTTCAGTGCCGCCAACATCAGAACGTACAGCAAATACATCTCGACCAGCAGTAGAGGTTGAAGTGTATACGTCTAAAGCTAAAGTATCTCCTATAGCTTTTATAAGGTGTGAGCCTGTGCCTATTTGAGCTGTTGCTCCAACTAAAAGGTTTCCTGATGAGTCAATGCGGAGGCGTTCTGAGTCGTTGGTGTGGAACAATAAAGGAGCATTTTCTTTGTTTTTAATGTAGGCAAAACTATTAGTAGCCATTGTAATGGTTAATCCAGAATTAACGTCATTTCCAACAGTATCATTTGTCAAACGAATATCAGTATTAGCTGAAGAACTTACATGAAGCTCAGATTGAGGACTATCTGTCCCAATACCAACGTTGCCTGACGAGTCGATGCGCATGGCTTCGCCTGAAACAGATTGAGGGCCTTCAATAATAAACCTAGGGTCATTACTTTCGTAGTTACTACGGCCTGCATAAAACTCAAGATTAGCCCCACCAAAAGTATCTGCGGCTCTTGCTTTTATGCCTGAGTAATGGGGGAATGTGCTGTTGGTGTCTCCACTCTTGAACGCAAGGCCACCAAATAAATCATTTGCTGCAGAATTAGCTTTGGAAGAACCAATAATAACTTCTGAACCTGTATCGCTTGTTATTTCTAATACTTTTGAACCACTAACGGCGGTAGGGTCATCTGTCCCAATCCCAACATTACCAGAGCTGTCGATGCGCATACGTTCTGTGCCTCCAGCATACAACAGCATATCATTTGTTACAGCACCAAGACCTACTTGTGATGTGTTCGAAGAATTACCATCAGCTACCCACACAACACCTGTTGAATCTGTGCTTTCAAATGTAGCAATTCCGTTAGTTCCGCCAGAGTTTACAGTCAATGTACGGTCTGGCGAACTCGTCCCAATACCAAGCCGTTCATCAGCACTCTTCCACACCATTTTTGGCGTTGTGCCTGTGTCCTCGTAGAAGCTGATGTCGCCGTTGGAGCCTATGCGCAACCTCTCTGTTTCAGAGCCGCCGCCATTTCCCATAAACTTTATAATGCCATCTGACGTATTGTTTCGGCTAGAAATAATGGTCGATGCCCCACCTTGACGCAAGGTTCCAATCTGATTAGTCCCATCACTATCTTGCACAACAATAGCGGGTGAACTGGCACTAACAGTCAGCCCATCAGCAGTCACTGTACCAGTAACGTCTATGCCTGTTGATGTTGTGGCTAGTTTTTCTGCGCCGCTGTAATATATTTTAGCAAAACTACCATTCACCCCGAGAAAATAATTATCACCTGATGTATTCTCTAATGCTAAGTTTTCACCTTGTAAGTTTAAATTGCCTGTACCAACATCTTTAATATAACTATGCGACCCATCATGGTAAATCTGTAGGTCATCACTATCACCAAACTTTACCTTAACATTATCATTAAAGGAAACCCCAGTGTTTCCACCTATAGTTGTACCAGGAGGTAAGTTAGTTAACCCAGAGCCATCTCCTGTAAATGCTGTTGCATTCACTGTGCCAGTTACGTCAATGCCTGTGCTGGTGGTTTCTAAGATTTTTGTTCCATAGTAAAACATCTGTGCCTTACCAACAGAGCCATCAGCACGAAAATATTCTGTTAACCCACCAGAACCATCATCTGACAGTATCTTTACATCTTTGTCATTACCTTGCGACTGTAGGTACAAATGTCCAACACCAGCGGCATCAACATAATTGTTAGACCCATCATGGTAAATCTGTAGGTCAGACCCATTACCAAATATGGCTTTGTCATTGTCGCCAAATGTTACATTTCCTGACATTGTACCACCAGTTAAAGGCAAAGCATCATCTGCTTTAGTACCTTGGGCTGCTGTAGCATAATCAGATGAATCAAAGGATTTAACTTGTGCAAGGTTAGTAACCTCACTATCCATTAAAGCACCAGCAGATGTTACATTAGCTGTATCTGTTATGTTTGCACCAGCCTCTATTCCATTTAACTTAGAATGGTCTGCATCTGTAAATACATTACTGTCTGTGGCAGCTTCAACAGCAGCTCTTATTTGAGCATCCGTTTGGTCAGTTGTAGCACCTGCTTCGATGCCGTCTAGTTTAGTACCATCTGCGGAGATGTCACGTCCGTCTACAGTACCTGATACTGTTAAGTCTCCTGTTAAAGTTATATCTGTTAATGTAAGGTCACCATCTACATTAAGATCGCCGTTTACATCAACATTTTTAAATGTAGGGTTTGTTCCAAAATCACTCACGTTATTTATCCTTTACATTGCAGAGATTATAAATGCTAGAAGTTCGGTATATCTAACACCATAACTGTCATGTGTTTCTAAATCACCAGTTTCCTCTGAGCCTGTAGTCCATTGATCATAACAAAACATACTGTAGTCATTAGCATTTAAACTTTCAGCTGCAAAAGCTGCCTGTACTTCTTGAGCCATTATACCTATATGTATTCGAGCATTTTCACCTTTAGCTGATACTGCGTCTTTCCATTTAAACTTCTTTAGTTTACCTTTTAAGACTAAAGCTACTCTACTTTCAGCAGCATCTATATCTGCTATGTCTTGTTTTTGACGTTCATCTGAAGTATTAATTGTGCCGTTACTAGCAAACACTTCACTCCATTTGTGACTACTGTCACCTAGCTTTTGAGTACCGTTTCCTGATGGTCTTGTTGTACCGTCTGGTGCTACTTCAAACTTAGGTGTTGCTGCTGTGTCACCACCGTCAGCTGAGTTAGCTATGACAAAATCATGCATTCTTTCTGCGTCTGTAGCTCCACTTTTAATAAACCCTACATACCCAACTTCAATAGGAGTAGAGTCAGCCTGTAGCTTAGTTCTCCAGGATTGTTTAAGACCTTCACCTGCACCTAAGTTCTGACCATCAGGTTCATACCAATCAAGGTTTACAGCAGAGACAGGTGTGGTTGTAGTACCACCTGACGATCTTGCTGCTCTTGATAAAGTAAATCCTTTAGGTTGTGATTCTTCTGTAGCACCACCTGCACCTGAAACTGGTACATCGTATCCTGTAACAGTACCTGATCCAACTTGAACATTTGGACATGTTACAAGAACTGCTGCTTTGTCAGCTTGACTACCAGATATAATAAAGTTATTGACAGTGCCTTCGTAAACACTCTCACCACTGCTCATTCTAATAGGATGCTCAGGTCCGTTGCTAGAGATAAATCCGTCAACATATATAGGTCCTACAAAACTGTTTGTTGTAGATAGACCCTTTTCCATTTCCAAGGTACCTGCACCAAATCCGTAGATTGACATGTTTTGTATAATAACATTAGATGCACCAGAGTATATTCTACAAACTGTGTCACCGTACATTGCTGTAGCTGCTTCGTAATCACCTGCTAAGTCTAGTGTGCTGTCGTTAAAGCTGACATTAACAAGTTGTACATTTTCATATGAACGAATACGCATACCATATTTAGCACCATATGTAACTTGAGCAGGGATGTTTGAACCTGTTACAGTTGGGTGTACTTTTTCTCTTGGAGCTATAATAGAAATATCTGAAAGCATAACATTACGTGCTGTAGGGCTTGTACCTGTGTAAGCAATTACGTTGCCTTCTTCGTCAACAATCTCAGGGTCTTCTCCTGAGTCAGACTTGTAAACTACAATGTTGTCTGTACCTGATGCTGGTGCTGAAGAAAATGTTAATGTAACACCACTTACAGAGTAACCTGATGTTTGTTTGACACCACCTATATAAACTACAGGTGATAGAGTATAACCAGCAGGTAATGTAAATGCTGTTGTACTTCCGTCACCACTAAATGAAACAGAGTTAGAATACCACCCTGAGTGTCTTAGTTCTACACCCTGAGCATTGTTTACAGCACGAAGGCCACTAACGGTAACATTATAGGGAGCTGGTGCATAGTCGTGACCTTTGATTTGAAGACCATACATACCACCTATAGCAACACAGTTAGTTATAAAAACATTACGACTACCATCGTCAATCTCATAGCAGTTTGAGTTTTGAGGGACCATAACACCAGATGGGTTTTCTGACCAACAGTTGGTAATGTTAATGTCTGTAGAGTGGTGAGATGTTATGTTGTCATCACCACCGCCTGACGCATAGCAGCTTTCAAGTGTTACATTCTTAGACGGCTGACTATCATATGTAGCACCGTCTGTTCCTGTTCTGTAAGATGGAGCCTGTATGTCTATACAATGTTTGTAACCATCTATAGCTCTAACATTTTTAACAAGTACATTTTCTGAGTAACAAATACTTAATGCTGTTCCGTTGTTATCCTGGTATGTGTCATAGCCAGCAGTACCACTGAATGCATCTGTTAGTTTAGTACCACCTGTTACTGTCCACCTGCTACGGTTAAAGTTAATCTCCATGTCTTGAATGACAATGTTTTCACGTTTGTTATTTCTAAAACCTGTCATAACAACTGTTGTGTCACGTCCTTGGGTAGAAACCATTTTGATAACACTGTTTTGACCGTCACCAAAGAAAAAAGTATTACTTGGGATGTATATAGTATCACTGACAATATAAGTACTAGCTGGAAGGTATACATTATTACTTCCTGCTGCTGCTGTTAAAGCTGCTTGAATACTTGCTGTATCATCTGTTGATCCGTCACCTAAAGCACCAAAGTCTTTAACAGATATTGATTCTTGTAATTTAGCTTTTAGTGTTGTGTCAACAGCACCTGTACCTTCTTGGTTGTAGGTTACGTTGGTAGCTGTAGTTGTTCCTATTATAAGACTACGGAATACTTGAACTTCAATCTCTGCATTTAAAGGGGGAGCTATAATAAAAGTAAGTGTTGTTCCAGATAAAGAGTACCCATCTTTCTTTTGGTAGATGCCTTCAATAAAAACACCTGTATGATCTTTGACCCCAGGAGAATAAGTAAGTGTAAATGTTTTTGTAGAACCATCACCTGTGAACTGTTCTGTAACAACAGAAGCTCCAGTTGCCTCTAAGTCTTTTGGTTGTACAGCAGTACCTGCTACTACTAGACCTTGAAAAGATCCGTTACGAGCATTAAGTAAATCATTGCTGTTTAAATCAATGTCAGCACTCATAGAGTTAGGTGCACTACCATCTAATGACAGTGTGTTATTAAAACCATTCTGTAGGTTTTCAAAGTTTGTATTGAGTGCTTGTCTACTGTAATAGCCTGATGCTATAGTAGTTATGTCAGGTTTTTTAGCCATGGTGTATAATCCTTTACCAGTGGTGGATTGTTTTAATTTTAGTTAGCTCTATTCAAGCCTAATCGTTCAGCATCTTCATTGAGAAGATTTAGTGCTGCTTTGTTTTCGTCTTCTACTTCTTTAGCTTTAAGTTTACCTTTAGCTGCTGAAGCTGTGTCTTTGTCTAACCAACCTTTATCCAATAGGAGTTTGGCTGCACTAAAGGAACTTCTTCCGTTAGACTTCATCTCTTCAGCTATAGCTTTGATAGCTTCTGACTTAACCTTAACCTCTACCTCTTTTCTCCATCTGGATATGTGAGGCTTAACGCCTGATGCATTTGACACGTTCTGCCATATATCCCAAGAACCAAAGACTGTCTGAGCAAACTCGTACTCTGTTGGGTCAGCTGGAGCCATCTGTAGGTATAGCTTCTGTAATGACAAGTACATCTTGCCGTGAGCTTCTAGGTCTCTATCTTTAAGTGTGAACACAGCATCTTCTGTATCCGAATAACATAACTCATAGAATAAGCTCTTAGTTTTTGTCTTGCCGTTAGAGCCTTTGAAGTTTTCGTACTGGAACATCATGTTTGGTTTCACACTCTTTACTATTAATAATTTACGTAGTATACCATGGGTGTGATATATATGTCAACACTTTATTTATTTATTTACAGAATATACTCAAATGTAGGTAAAGGTATTGACACAAGTAAGAATAAGGTGTATAATTTCATTACTAGCCGCCAGGCGGTATAAGTATATATACTATAGCTATACCAAGGTATAATCCATTACTCTAATGTTTATCTAAGCTTGGTAGTCTACGCAAGGTACTTACGGTAGAGCTTAGGGACACGTCCAGATTCTACTGTAGGCACCACCACCCATACAGATATTACATGCAGCCCACCATTGGTTAACTCCTTTGGTGGGTTTCTTTTTGCATGCCTAAGAAAATCCTTAGAAAATGTTTTGGTACAATGTACATATAGAAGGATACCCCCAAGCCCCCTTGGTCAATACCCTAGTGTTGCACAAATGTTACACCCTAGGTAGTTGCAAAAGTATCACACTGTGGTAAATCCATCGCAGTGTTGTAGGAATGACACAGGGATGCTTAAAGATTGTCGGGGCAATGACACCAAGTAAATACAAATGGATTTAACCCACTGATATCCATGACAAATCCAAGGATGATCCAAACAGATTGACACAATAGGACACGTTCGTTTTATCTATGCATTATATAGTATGAAATTAATTATGATTTATTTTATTTAATGGGTTGACATATTGAAAACCTTACATTTATATTGTGTCAATAACCAAAACAGAAAGAGAAATAAAATGGATTGGAATACATACACAACAGATCTAAACATTCCTAACAATTGGGAATGTACAAGCTATAACAATGATGCATTGCCAAGCTATCAAATTAATGGTTGGCATATTTGGATTGATAGCCACGAAACAACCGAACGTGAATTAAACACTAAAAATATTATAGGTTCTGATAAAGGTTTATTGCCAAGGTTTACAGTGCAAACAGCTAACAGTTACAATGGCAATAGTGATGATCATACAATGTATTTTGAAACAGATAGCTTTAAAGAATTGCTAGAATTTGTAACAACAAAAGGGATTAAATAAAATGAATAATGAAATACAAACATATAAAAAATCATATGCTATACAAGCTTATAGAGAAGGTTATGAAGTATATGCTACCCAAATTTTAAGAACATCAGACAAAGCTGAAGACTGTAGGCTATGGAATGTTGACGATATACTCAATGTGGATAAAGCTTTATTTATTATTAAAGAGGTAGAACTAAAATGAATGTATTAAGTTTATTTGATGGTATGTCAGGCACGCAACTAGCCCTTAAATCGTTAGGCGTTAGGCCAGAAAAATATTATGCTGCTGAGTGGGACAAGTATGCATCAATCATTACTCAAAAGAATTTCCCTGACACAATACCACTAGGCGACGTTACTAAGTGGAGAGAGTGGGACGTTGATTGGTCAACTATAGATTTAATTGTGGCGGGCTTCCCTTGTCAGTCCTGGTCAATGGCAGGGGCTAGGCTAGGTGACAGAGACAATAGAGGTCAACTGTTTTGGGTAACCTTGGATATTATACAGCATGTACTAGAAGCAAATCCAAATGCAAAATTCCTTATGGAAAATGTAAAGATGAAAGCTGACTTCGAGCAGTACATCACGCACCATACTGAACAGGCGTTAGGCGTAGTCAATAAGCATCTAATCAATAGTGCATTGGTGTCAGCACAAAATAGGCAGAGGTATTATTGGACTAACATTGAAGGCATTGAGCAACCTAAAGATAAAGGCGTAGTCCTTAAAGATATCTTGGAAAATGGTGTAACAGATAGAGAAAAATCTCACTGTATTGATGCAAACTATTTTAAAGGTGGTAACTTAAAGAGTTACTTTGAAAAGCATAGGCGACAACTAGTATTTAGCCCTAATGGTTTGTGTCACGTCGGAGATGCTGACTTGAACGGCAACCAGTCTATCAAAAGAGTTTACCATCCAGAAGGTAAAGCACCAACCCTAACGACGATGGGTGGTGGTCATAGAGAACCTAAAGTATTGGTTAAAGGTGGGCGTATGGTTGGACGTAGGCTAGACGAAAATGGTACTCGTAAAGATCATGATAAATCCATACCATTAAAGCAAAGGATTGAGGTTAGAGAAGATGATAAGACTAACTGTCTAACCACAGTAACTAAGGATAGCATACTAGTTGAAGATATGACATGGCGTAAGCTAACACCAATAGAATGCGAACGTCTTCAGACAGTGCCAGATGGATACACTGAAGGCGTTAGCAATACCCAAAGGTACAAGATGCTAGGCAACGGCTTCACTGTCGATGTGATAGCCCACATTCTAAGCTATATGGAGCAAGTAAAATGAATAAATCTTTAAGCTATTGCCCTGAGTGTTTAGTCAAATCCTATAGGCGTAAGCTAAAAGTAATTGACACAAGAGAATATTTTAAGGTAGGCTACCCATCATTTAAACGCCGTAAGAAATGTTTGACGTGTGGATACAGAGTTAATACAGTGGAAATGTATTTAGAGAAGGGAAAATGAAATGAATACATACAAAGTAAATACAATAAGCAATAAGACTGGGGCTGTAGTATGTTATGAGACAACAGATACAAAGGCGGAAGCCTTACAAGTTGTCAAAAGGTATGAGGCAATCAAAGGAATAACAAATCAAATCCAGGAGGTAAGCAAATGATGGACGTTGAAGATAGGCTACGGCTTGCACATGAACTGGTATGCAAGCAAGAGAACAAAAGAATGCGTGAAGTATTCAACATAAGAACCTACAAAGAGGGTGACCAATGGACAGCCCAAAGGAATAGACAGGAGACAGGTGCAAAAGGCGGTAGGAATAACAAACTTAAAAGACTATGGGTCAAAGAGAGGAATACAAAATGAGCAAGTACTTTAATACAACAGAACATAAACTGAAAGAACAACGAAAGGATAGGCTTATGACAGCATTGGTATACCTAACACTAGCATTCGCAGCCATTGGTGTCATGTACACGTTTAGCTTGGCGTTAACTCTAGTATGGGGGTGGGTGTTATGAACCATACACTTAAACTTGAAGGAAGTTACACGGCCTTTGCCCATGCATACGTTGAGTTACCCAAAGGGATGACAGATAAGGATGTAACCCACGTATATGACAAGTGGGGTACACTTTACGTTGAACTGAGTGATGGTAGTGTACTGGAACAACTAATAAATATAGATATGTTTGATACTAAAAGGTTAGACTACTGTAATCTATATTCAGATAGTATGGAGCTGTTAGATGTCTAAAGATACACCATTACATAAATACCATGATGATTTAATCAAAGAAATAGATGATGCTGTATGGTTGGATAAGATGCCTACAGTAGATGATATAGAAGAAGACTATAGTTATCTTAAAGAATTAACCTATAGAACCCTTGTCAGGGACAAGCCCTAGGGTATCAACATTTTTACATCTGTCAAGAGTAGGGAATAAAATAAATGGAATACAGAACATACATAATGAGAGGCACTAAAGAACTAGAGGTGTTCGGTGAGGTTTGGCAGGATGGTATAGGCTATTGGGAAGAACACCAGTTCGTAGTTGAAAGAGTGCCTGAGTTTGCTATCACTGAGGCATACAATAATGATAGTCGAAAGGCGGTGGACTTAAAGTCATTGACATCTAAGGAGATACTGTGCATTTTAGACATGTTTACACAAGATTATTGGGATCAGATATTATGAGCAATTGGTTAAGCCACAAAGAATGTCCATACGAAGACTGTGGCAGCACCGATGCCTTCAGCTACAACCTAGAGAGTTGTTCAGGTAGGTGTCATAGCTGCGAGAGGGTGTACCCTAGAACAAAGGACACAAAGTTTGAGTGGGCATCAGAAACATACCCTGTCATGGGGCAAGAACAAGAGAAAGACGATTGGGATATGAACCAACAACAAACAAACATTAAGCCAGTGCCTACCGAGGTACTGACACCTGTCTATAGGACTGTTAGGTCTATCAATGATCAGACAATGAGACACTATGGTGTCAAGACATATGTAGATAGCAATGGCAAAGAGGTTAAGCAGGAATACCCTTACCCATCAGGCGGTATCAAGACTAGGTTTTTCCCTAAAGAGTTTAGAGCTACCAACCTAAAGTCAGATGAACTATTCGGTATGAACCTATGGAATGCAGGTTCAGGTAAGATCGTAACTGTAACAGAGGGTGAGCTAGACGCCATGTCAGCATACCAAATGTGTAACTCAGAGAAATATTCATCAGCATTTGTGTCACTACCATCAGCTACCCCAAGTAATAAGCTATGGACTAAGACAGCCGATTGGTTAGGGTCATTCAATAAGATCATACTGTCGATAGAACATGATGAACAAGGCAATGCTGTAGCTCAACGCATAGCTAACCTATACCCTAATAAAGTTTACAGGGTGCAGCATGACAAATACAAGGATGCTAATGAGTTCCTTGAGGCAGGGGCAAGAAAAGAATTTTACAATGCATGGTTTAATGCTAAGAAGTACACACCTGAAAACATAATCAATACATCGGATCAGTTCTTAAAGATGTACAACACGAGTGAGAGCCATGTGTATGTAGAGACAGGCGTCCAGGAGTTCGACGACCTATGTATGGGGCTTATGCAGGGACACTTCACATTGTTCAAGGCTCAGACTGGTATAGGTAAGACAGAATTCATGAGATACCTTGAGTACCACATACTAACGAACCACCCTGAGATAAACATTGCAGCATGGCACATGGAAGAGACAAAGTTACGTTCATTACTTGGGTTGGTGTCATACGAATTGAACCAGAACCTAACACGCAAGGATTTAATAGCTCAGGATGGTGCTGAACAGAGAGTACGAGATGCTATCGTTAAGTTAACCAAAGATGAGAGGCTATATCAGTTCTTTTTGAATGACGAGGACGATCCACTTGACATACTTGGGCATATACGTTACCTGTCACAGGCTTGTGGTGTTCAGTACATATTCTTTGAACCTATACAGGACATAGCAGCCAACATGGGTGGCGATGAAAGCAAAGAGCAATTCCTTGCTGATCTATCTGTCAGATTATCTAAGTTAGCAGCTGAGTTAGGCGTAGGCATTGTAACAATCGGACATACAAATGATGATGGTGCTGTTAAGTACTGCCGTATGATAGAACAAAGAGCATCCGTTGTTGTAGAATTACAAAGAGATAAGATGTCAGAGGATGTTGACGAAAGGAATACAACTAAGTTGTTAGTCACAAAGAACAGACCAGTAGGTCCTACAGGATACGCAGGTCAACTTAAATTTAACACTGATAGCTTTACCCTATCAGAAAAATATGGGGAGTATTGATGGAACAGCTACTAGAATATGATCCGTTAGTGTACACAGCAGCAGGGATATATTTCTTGGGTGTTGTCAATCACTACGTCTTGATGAACACCATACACATTATACTTGAAGCACCAAGAGATGCTAATTCTATGAGATTTAAAGCTGTCGTGTGGCCTTACGAGTTAGGTTTATGTCTATGGATGACATGGATGGATCGAGGTAACGAATGAAGGTAGTTGCAATGGACATAGAGACAGATGCATTGGATGCTACCAAAATCCATGTGATATGTGCCCAGGATGTTGACACAAAAGAGAAGTACGAGTTTCTTAACGTGTGTA